CGCTCCCATCGATCAGCTGCTGCACCAACTGCAACAACTCCTCCTCGGTGCCGAAGCGCTTGATGAATGCCCGCTTTGCCAGGTGGATGCTTGGGATGGCCGGGTGTACGGTTCCACGGTGATGCATTGGGCAGAGAGGTATGCCGTCCACGTGGCTTGCGCGCTGACCTTCGCCGCGACCGGCGCGTGGGTGATGGATCTCGGCTGGCGTGCCTGGAGTTCCTTGCAGGTAGCAGGCAATGCAGCCCAAGGCGGCAACGCGGTTTAGGTGCTGCTTCTCGGCCTTGGTCATTAGTACCGCCCTCCCCAGCTGTCCTTCTGGGTCCAGCGCACTTCGTGCTCAGCGCCAAAAGCCGAAACCCAATCGATCAGCGAGGCGCACTTCTTCACGCCAAGCTTCGAGGTTTTTTCGTAGATGACGTCGAAGCCGTTGCCGTCGAGCGCAGGGATCATCGTGGCGTTCTCGCCGATCTCGCGCAGCCAGGCGGCGGTGCAGAGGCGCTTCCAGATCAAGATGTTCCACTTCTTGCCGGCGTGCTCTACCTGCTTAGCGATGTCAGCCAACATGGCGTGCAGCTTTGCGTTCTGCTCTGCGGTGCGGTCTTCGTCGCTGATAGCCAGCTTGCGCGGCTTCTCCAGATCGACGGACTGAAGCCAGGCGATGGCGCGCTGGCGATCCATCTCATTGCGCAGCGGGAAGGTTGGATTAGCCATGACGGCGCGCCTCCCGCTTGTCGTGGTCGTCCTGGCAGGAGATGCAGCGCTGTGCCCATGGAGCAGCAGCGCGACGATTGGCCGGAATCTCCTCGTCGCAGTCGATGCAGAACTCAGCGCCCTGCCCCTGCAGCCGTTCACGCACCATCGCCACGCCACCGATACGATCCGCTTCCTCTAGGCCAGAGGCGCGGTCTGTTGCATCTGGAGCTGTGCGGGCCTGCTCGAAGGCTTCGGTGATTTCCATGAAATCACACATGGCGCACCTCCAAGCCGAGCAGCGGACGGGCTTGGTTAACAACGTCATTCCACAACTCATAGCTGCGGATCGGGCCGCGCCCACTGTTTTGCAGGTCGACTAGACGCATCAGTAGTTCGCGCATCTGGTCGCGCTGCTCAAGGAAATGAATCATCCCGGCGTCCGCATCTTTCAGCGCTTCTTTCAGGCGATCACGCTCTGCGCACAGCCGGCGTAGCTCTTTGCTGTCTCGTTCGTGCTGATTCATTTCCGTGCTCCTACGCCGCGCTGGGTGCTTCCGTCAGCACAGACGACGCGGTCCAATTCGTTCACCAGCTCAACCACGACAGCCGACCAGTCAGGTACGGCCTTGCGCAGCGCCTTAACTGCGTTGCACCACTCGATGCGGGCGTTCTCGTCAGCCCCGCCACGGAGGGCGATTTCCTGCTCGGCTAGCCGCCGAATCTCTGCGTACTGGCTCATCAGTAATCCCCCACCATGGCGCGGGCGCTCTTGCGCATCGGCCGAACGTTGTGCTCTTGGGATTCCTCGCGCTGCTGCGCGCAGGAGACGAAGCGAGCGAAATCGCCCTGGAACTGGAGCAGGCAGAATCCGGGTTTGGCGTGGCGGCACTTCACGACGTCAATCTCAGTGATGCCGTTCTGGCCGTGTTCCGAGTTCATGTCGCGGTGGGCCATGATGATCATGTCCGCGTCCTGCTCGATCTCGCCGGAGTCCCGCAGGTCGCTCATCTTCGGCTTGGCGTCGCCACGGGTTTCAATGGAGCGGTTGAGCTGCGCAAGCGCGACGATCGGGATTTGCAGCTCCTTCGCCAGCGCTTTCAGGCCGCGGCTGAACGAGCCAAGCTCTTGGTTGCGGTTCTGGAATCGCGCGCTCGGGTCGCTACCGATCAGGCCCAGGTAATCGATCACGATCACATCGAGCGGCTTGGCGCGGTGCTGGAATCGGGCGATGGAACAGATGCGAGCGAAGGTCAGCGCTTCCTTGTCGCAAATGCGCACATCGGCGGTACTCATGCGGTGAACAGCGGCAGTGATTGCTGCAATAGCGTCGCCGTCCTGCAGCGCCTCTCCGCTTTCAATCCGGCCCTGCGAGACGCCAGACATTGCAGACAGCGAGCGCTTAGCAAGCTCAGCCTGCCCCATCTCCAGCGAGAAGATCAGAGCCGATCCGCCCTTTCGGATAGCAATCTGGTCTGCCAGGCCTACGCCTAGAACCGTCTTACCGGTACCGGGCCGGCCAGCAACGATGGCAAGGTTGCCGGGACGAAGGCCGCGAATGATGTGGTCCAGGTCTGGCAGGCCGAAATCCAGCCCCATCGCAGCCTGGCCGTTGAACCGGGCGTCCATCTCGTCAACGACTGGCATCAGCGCGTCTTTGAGCGAAACAACGTCAGGTCGCTCGCTGTGCACACTGAGCTCGAACACCAGGCTCTGCGCGGCTGCTACTTGTTCCGGGATCTTTCCGCGTTGAGTCGCCAGCTCCATGAGCTTCTGGCCGGCGTCGTACAGCTTGCGGGCTTGAGCGCGCTCCAGAACGATGCGCCCGTAGTGCACGCCGTTGGCTGCGCTCGGCGTGTTCCGCATGATCTCCGAGGCGTAGACGATGGTCATCTCACCGCTCGGCAGCTCGTCGCGGATCTCCGACAGGGTGATGCTGTCTGGGTGCATCTTCTTGGAGTGCGCCGCCAGGATCATCGAGTACAGCGCGGCGTGATCATCGCTGGCGAAGTCGGCAGGAGACAGGAAGGCGCCTACCTCTTCGCACAGCTCAGGCTTGTGCATCAGGGCGCCGAGAACACCGTGCTCGGCCTCCATTGCGATCAGGGGGCGTTCAGGCAGCATCGTACTTGCCCTCCATGAAGCGCTGAATCTTGCTTGCGGTGGTCAGGAACTCGAAGTCAGCCTTCCAGCCGCGGCCGTTGACACCCAGCATGAACGGGCAGTCCAGCACGTCGTTGAACAGGCCTTCCCAGAAGGCGAGCCCACCGTCACGGACGACGAACTTGTCATCCAGCTTGAGGTTGTAGGCAGCGCGGATGTGCTTGCGATGGGTGTCAGTCACGCCCATGCAGCGCTTGAGCTTTCCGCCAAGAACCTGGTTGTACAGGGTGCGTATTTGCTCGTAGGGGATGCGATCGATCTGAGTGACTGTGGCGAGCTGGGGGGACGCCTCGGTTTCAGCTTTTTGAGGCCCTGATTCGGCCTGCTGCTCTTCCTCCACGACTTCATCGGTCTCGGCAGGCAGAGTGCTCGGCGCTTCGCGGCGGTGCGGGTTCTGGTGCTTGGCCCACTTCACGATCTGGATGATCTTCTTGCCGGCGCGCTCATAGCGGCTGATAAATCCGTATGCGGCCAGCCCTTCCAGCATTTGCTCGACTTCAACGTCGTCAGCCGGAAATAGCGCGTTCTTCAGCTTCTTCGGACGGTCTTCGAGGCGGCCTTCTTTGTCAGCCTCAGTCCAGAGGCCGATGAAGAACAGGCGAGTGGCGAAGTCGAGTTCCTGCAGGTCTTCGTTCTGGAAGAAACCTGGCTTGATGTTCCGGGATCTGGCCATCATGCGGCCTCCTGCATGGTGTGCGACGCCCACAGGCCAGCAATCCACTGGACGCCCTTCGGCGTGAAGCGGGCTTGTGCAAAGGCGTGGTTATTGCGCTCGGAAGTGCCGGTCTTCACCTCGAAGCGGCCGGCGTCGATGTGGTTCTGATACGGGGTCATCACGCCGTTGAGGCGGTACATGACATGGCCGTCGATGAGCAGCTGACGCAGCACGCGCTCATTGGCCTTGAGCAGCTTGGCCACCTGGCGGAACGTCAGCGTGCCGGTGTTCTCGACGTAGCGGTCGACGAACTCAACCTTCGGCGCTGCCATTGCCAAGGCCTGCTGCGCGATGGCGCGAAGCTCGTACTGTTCTGCCCATGCACGCGCCGACTCTGCCGGGTTAGTAAAGTCGGGCAGCTGGACGCGATTCGCCGACTCCAGCTCCTGCCAGCGGTCCACCAGCGCGGCGGTGAATTCAGGCGAGAGCTGAGCGACGACCACGATGCTGTCGCGCTTACCCTGCTCACCGGTGAATTGGTAGACCTGAGTGGTCCGGCTGCGGCCCATTGCATCCACAGATTGTTCGTCCGCCATTGGCGGTTGGACAATTACCGGCTCACGCTTGACCGTCCCGTCGGCATTCAGCTGTCGGGATGAAAGCCTTTCGATAGAGCGCTTAACGTCGTCATGGCGCGAGCCGACCAGCTCGGCAATCTCGCGACTGCTCATCTTCAGGGACTTGCCAGCGGTGATGATGTTTTGCATAATTGACTCCGACTTCAGTTGTTGCTGTTGAGAAACCCGGTCTTCCCACCGGGTTTTTTATTGCCCATTTTTCGGCCCCTTTTCAGGGCCTGCCCTCCTCCGAAACGGCTGCACCTTTCCGGTATTGCCTTTCGGCTCAGTGATCTTCCGCAGTTGATCCCTGATCAGCTCGCCGCCCAGGTCTTCTGGCGACTTGCCT